GTGTACAGGTGAGCGCCTGCGCCATGGCCACTGTCGGCAGCAGGGCCAGGACCATCGTCAGCAGTGCTACCACAATCGTTCGCTTCATCGCTATGCCCTCGTCCAACAACAACGCATTGTCAGTCCAACCTAGCGCCGCCAGCGGGCGATTTCTGCCGCCACCTGGTACGCCACCGTGTGCACATCCATCTCGTTATAGATGTGCACGTTCTCCATGACCACCTGCGGCCCACCCGTACCGGCCCCCACCAGGTCGCCCCAGATCCCGCCCAGTTCGTCGTTCGGAATGATGCTCCCCGACCGATTGGGCGTGAACAGTTCCGGCCCCCGCTCGCCCACCATGTAGGTTGTGCCGCTCGCAACCGGTCCACCGGCCGCCTTTTGGCCGCCAAATGGATTCAGAAATGCAATGCCATCCAGGAAACTTTGCACCCATCCCGGCATTTCGATTGCAGGCCATTCCCACCCAGACAACCATGATGGAATACCCGGCCATTTCCATCCCGATAACCATAATGGAATGCCCGGCCATGCCCACCCCGATAACCATGATGGAATGCCCGGCCATGCCCATTTTGACAACCAATCTGGAATGTCGGGCCATTTCAGACCCGATAACCATTCAGGCATATCCGGCCACGCCCATTTCGTCATCTCTGTAATCCATTGGGGAATTTCGACCGCGAATGAAACGTCGCCAGTGAACACCGCCGCGATTTTCTCGCCAAGCAACGTAATCTGGTCGATGATGGCCTGAACTTGCGTTGCCGCTGCCGTCAGCCCCATGTCGTTGAGCGTGTTGACCACCGCATCGCCGACGGCGCCGCCGACGTTGCCGACCATCGTCGTGATGTTGGTCCAGGTGTCCGAGATGAACGTCTGGAACGCCGTGACGATGCTCTTCATGCTTTCCCAGGCGGTGGACCAGTCGCCATTCGCCACCGCCACGATGGCCGTCGTCACCTCGCTGAGCACCGTGGAAATCAGCTTGATGGTGTTCGTCACCTGGTCGATGATGGGGCCGATGATGCCCGGCAGGCGCTCGATGGCGGCCGCCATCAGGTTGACGCCGAAATCGGCCGCAACGGCCAGCGCGACCCCCAGCACCATGACCAACGGCTGCACCGCCTGCACCAGCCCGCCGAACGCGGCCCCCATCTCCTGCAGCGCCGGCATGAGCGGGGCCAGGCTCTCTGGCAGGCCGAGAAAGGCGGTCTGCACCCGCTCGATGGCGGGGGCGAAGAACGCCTGCAAGGTGGCACCCACGGCCGACAGCTGCGCCCACAGCGTGGTAAAGGCGGCCGTTCCGGTGGTAATTGCGACCGGCAGCGTGGCCTGAAACCAGTCGGCGAGCATCTGCAACGTCGGCTGGATGGCCGCCCATGCCGCCGCGGTCTTTTCCTGGATGCCGCCGAAATTAGTCGTCCAGGCCGCCGCCAGCAGGCCGACGCCCACCACCACCAGCCCGATGGGGGACAGGACGAAACCCAGCGCCGTCGCCACACCCGCCAGCGCCAGCATCACCGGTCCGGCGGCCGCCAGCACCGTCCCGAAGGCAATCACCGCCTGCTGGATTGGAGCGGGAATCGAGCCGAACGAGGTAATCAGGTCCGCCCCGCTGCGAATCATGTTGCCGACCATGTCGAGGTAGGGTAGCGCCGAGCCAATCAGGAAGCTGTCGAGGCTGCCCTTGAAATACTCGACGGCGCCGGCGATGCCCTTCATGCGGGCGTTCGCCACATCAGCGGCCGCCGAACCGTTGCCCAAAGCGTCGCTGATGCCGTCCCACGACTTGCCGTAGTCACGCGTGAGGATGGAAGCCGCCCGGATGGCATCGGCCCCGAAAATGGTCGACAGCGCCGCATTGCGCTGTTCGTCGCTCATGCCGGCAGTCGCAATGGCCAGGTCGCTCAGAATGTCACTGAAACCGCGCATGTTGCCGGCCGAGTCGTAGGCCGCCACGTTCATGTTGGTCAGCGCCATGTAGGCCGCATCTGTCGGTGCGGCCAGTGACATCATCATGGTTTTGAGCGAGGTGCCGGCATCCGACCCTTTCAGCCCGGCGTTACCCAGCATGGCCAAAGCCGTCACCATGTCGTCCATCGGCTGCTTGTTGCTGGCGAACACAGCCCCGCTCATCTTCATGGCGGCCGACAGATCGGTGATGTCCACGCTGCTGGCATTCGCCGCCGCGGCCAGCATATTGGCGATGCCCGGCATCTCACTGGCCGGCAAATTGAAGGCGTTCATGGCATTGGCCGCAATCTCGGCCGACTCGGCCAGCCCCATCCCGCCGGCCGCCGCCATGTCCAGCACACCCGGCGTTGCCGCAATGATGTCGTTGACGCTCAGACCCGCCTTGGCCAGTTCCAGCTGGGCCTGGGCCGCTTCGCCCGCACTGAAGGCGGTCACCGCGCCCATATTCAGGGCCTGCGCCTCCAGCGTGGCCATCTGGTCAGCCGTCGCGCCCGACACCTGCGCCATGATATTGAGCGACTGCTCGAAATCGCCGGCGGATTGCAGCGCCATCGTAGCGATGCCGGCCAGGGGCGCGGTGACACCCAGGCTGAGCGTGGTGCCGGCGCTGGCCATCTTCTTGGCCATCGAGTCGAGCGAGTTCTGAACGTTGGCGATGCCGCGCTCGAAGCCGCTGGCGTCCATGCCCAGCTCAACCGCCATGCGTGCAATCGTGCCCATTAGCGCCGCCCTCCATCTAGTGTGAACTGACTGTTCGTGGTATAATGGAGAGCAGAAATAGATATGCCGCAGCGACGTTGGAGGCGTCCTACGGCTTGGCCGAACCTTGAAAGGAAGGTATCGACATGAGCAATCATACCACGAACGACACCCCTATACACCTTTGCGAATGTGGCTGTGGTAGACCTACGCCAATTGCACGCCAATCCAGAACAGACCGTGGACAAATCAGGGGGCAACCTATTCGCTTCCTTCAGGGGCACGGCGGGCATGATGTCCATCGTATACCCGCCGAAAAACGTTTCCATGAAAGAGTGGACAAATCCGGCGATTGTTGGATTTGGCTTGGTCGGTTGACAGATGATGGCTACGGGATTCTTGATGTAGACGGCAAAGGGAAACTTGCGCACCGCCTCGCCTGGGAAATGGAAAGCGACTCCATTCCTGACGGTATGGAGGTCTGCCATCATTGTGATAACCCGCGTTGCGTTCGTGTCTCCCATCTCTTTCTTGGTACACATCAAGAGAACATTGCCGACCGCGACCGCAAGGAACGTGGCGGTGTGGCGAAACTCACGAAGTCTCAAGTTGCCGAAATTCGCCGCATATACTCGCACGGCTCCATCACGCAGAAGGAACTTGCTGCCAGATACGGCGTTGCTAGGTGCACTATTTCGGCTATCACAACCGGAACAAACTGGAAGCACATCCCGTAGCATCATCGTTATCCACCTAGAGCAGCGCGGGCTTTTGCAATTAGCCGCGATGTTTGTTCTTCTTCACTGACAAGCTCAAAGTCAGGGATAAAATCAGCCGGCTTGAAGGGCTTGCCCTTCTTACCTCGCATCGAGTTCGCGACCGTGCTGGCCACAATCCCGGCCCGCAGATCCGCCCGTTCTTCGCCCCACGGCTCCAGCTGGGCGTAGGCCATCCACTCAGCAAACTGTGTGCTGGTCATCTCGGCCAGCATCGCATCGACGTTCGGGCGACCCAGCTTCAGCGCTAAGCGGAAGGCGAATCTACGGCCGGGTCGCCGTTGGAGTTTTTTGCCAGTTCGTCCACATCCTCGTCACGCAAGCCATTCAGCCGTTGCGCCACCTGGAAGATGCGGTCGAGCGCCGCCGCACTCTTGCCGCCCAGCGGAAACTCGTCCTCTTCGGCAAAGAGCCGGTCGTTGGTTTCCGGGTCAATCAGGCATAACAGGCAAAGCCGCGCCCGGATGTTGCGCAGGTTCTGCGTTACGTTCTTGCCGCGCCGCTCGATGGTGCTGGCCTCGAACCAGTCCCGCTCGGACGCATTGAGCGTGCGCACCCGCACCCACGCCCCGCCCCATTCCGGGATCTGGATGTCTTCGGTCTTCAGGTCGTTCTGCGCCAGGATTTCCGCTTTGCTCAGATACTTTTTTGCCATCTAGCCCCCAAATGCCTCACGTGTCTTCCGGTCCGGGTAAATCGTCCCGTCCGGGTTGATATGCCCGCAGAAAATGCCGGTGTCCACCAGGAACGGATAGTCGCCGTGTTCGTCGGCGAACTGTGTCCAGCCGCTCTTGCGTAGATAGTCGCCGCGCATCACCCGCTTGCACCATTCTAGGTCGCTCGTGCCGCTGGCCACGTTGGTGATGCCCGTCTCCGGGTTGTACCAGCTGTAGCGCGGCGTATCGAACACCCGCCGCACCGTGATGCCGCTGAGCGTGTACGGCTCGCTGTCCGCCCACATGGCTCGCAGCAACCCCATGTGAATGAGCAGCGCCCCGGTCGGCACGCCGTCGCACCACACCAGGTCGCCCTTGCGCCAGTCGAGATACGCCCCCTCGCCCATCCCCCGAAACACCATCGGTTCGGACGGGTACGCCCGGCTGAAGTACAGCCCGCTGACGACCGGCGCCGGCGCTTCCCGCATGTAGCGATTGAGCCGCATGAAAGTGTCCGGCGGAATCAGCACGTCATGCTCCAGGAGGAAGAGCCACTCCATGTCCATGCGCAGCGCCTCAGCCACAATCAGGTTCTGCGCGTCGGCGACCTGGTAGCGCAGGGGCATGTAGCCTTCCATCACCTGGCGCTGCTCGGCCATCGACCAGTTCAGCGGAATGAGCTGGCCGTAGCGTGCGCCGACAAATTCAACACGTAACAGGCCGGTGCACGCCGTGCCCACCATCAGGCGATTGGTGTACCCGGGATCGCCGCTGTCCTGCACGATGACCCGGATGGGTCGCACGGGGCTATCGCTTGCCAAGCAGCACCTCGATGTTTCCAGCGCAGTCCCACGCCATATCCCGGATCTGCCACGGCAGCGGCTGGTAGCGCAGCCACAGCCCACCCTTGTGTTCCGGGTCGAAATGATAGAAGGTCGCTTCCGTGCACGGGTTGCAGGCGGCCGGGTCGCCGGCATAGCGCTGGTTCGTGCCATAGTAGGTCACCACCAGCAGCTCGCCGCCCGGCACGAGCAGCCGGTGCACCTCGTTCATGAACGCGATGAACCCGAAGCGCGCCGGGTTGATGCGCGCCACCACGTGCCCGGCAAACGCCTGCAGCACCGTGCCGCCTTCCAAGGGCCACGGGTAGCTCTCCAGATCGTGCGGCAACGTCACCGCGGGATGCGCCCGGTTGTCGATCCCGACCCACCCCGGACGCGTCGCCGCCCCACTGCCAATGTCGAGCCGCATGCCGCTGGGTGTCATCACGTGCCGTATGTCCAGGTCGCCGAGCCGCTGGTCTCGATGGTCACCGACATCGACAACTTGTCGTCGAAGGGCGCTTCGAAGCCGGCGCTCTTCACAAAGCCCATGAACGCCACCTTATGCACCGGTGTGCCGGGGAACGTCACCACCCATGGACAGATGATGCGTTGGTCACGCAGCCACAGAATCCCGCCCGACGTGGCGCGGTGCGTGGCGGCGTTGGGGTCGAAATTGATGTCCAGCGTCACCTGACCCGCGTCGATAAAGCTCGCCACCTTCTCCCGGTACGCGCTGCCGCTGTCGTGGCTGGTCACGTCGATGGTCTCGGTCTCGCCGTCCAGCCCACCGATATTGGTTACGTTCGCCAAGATGCCCGAAGTCGTTGTGCCGGTCGTGGTGCCAAAGTTCACCACTGCCCCGAACCCTGCTTTGCCTGGCATAGTGCTATCCCTCCTCGTACTGAATCATGAAATCCAGCGCCACCCCGCTCCGGCTGGCCTCCGGATCTTCCAAGTCGCGTTCGCCCACACACAGGCAGGCGCCGATGGTCAGGCTGCCCCATGCGCCCCTTGCGCCGTCCAACCGCTCGCGCACCACCTCAGCCACACTGTAGGCCACCGCCGGCGTACTCCCCCAGCAGGTCACCTGCATGCGTGCCCGCGGCAGCCCGTCCGGCCCCGCCAGGTCATGGAGGCGCCGCGTATCGATACGCTGATACACAATCGCCGGCAGCGTCGGCGCCTGCGGCAGCATGCGCGCATGCATGCGCGTGCCCACCAGCCCCGCCACTGCTGCCCCTGCCAGCGTATACGTCCGCAACTCCGCTTCGAGCGCCACTGCCCCCCCACGACCAACAACGCGTTGTTGTCAGTCGAACAGCCTCACCGAATTGAGTTGACGAAATCCGCAACGGTCGCTTCGACGGCCGCCAGGATCTCCCCTTCATGCTGGTCGAGGGCCGGCCGCATGTATGGCTGGGCCGCCATCCGACTGGTGCCAAACTCCACATGCTCCGCATAGTCGGTATGTGGCGCAATCAACGCCCGCTCTGGCGTCACCTCGTCGACCATGATCGAGTTGCGCAGCGTGCCTGTGTCGATAGGACACAGCACCTT